TATTGAGCATATCAGCAACACGGGCTTTGGCAAGTTGTGTGCCGATTTCAATCGCCGCCAATTCAGGATTTAATAAAATCCATTTATATTGACTCGGCTGGTATTCAATCGGTGCTGTACCTGCCGCCACTTTAACTGCTACGTCCAGTAATTGCTCTAAACGTTTTGCATCTACCGTACCTGTACCGTACACATTACGGCGGCGAACTAAACCGGCAATACCTTTAAAGCTAGCACGGATATCAAAATCACCTTCAGCTGGCTTGTTCTGTAAAATGATTGCACCGCCTGATGCTGCATTGAATTTTTCAATAGCCTGATCGACAGTTTCGGTCAAGGCTAATTGCGTTTGTTTGTTAAAAACCTGTAGGTCAAATGCCATTTTGATTTTCCTCTAAAAAGTGGTGCGATTGCACCGAAAATAAAAAAGGTGCAACCTCTTGCACCTTACGAATTTGCTTGAAGATAAGCGATACGCTCTTCATCTGTTTTGCAGTCCGATAATGTTTTCGGCATAGATGAACTGCGTGATCCGCCACCTGCTCCTGCCCCACTTGAACCACTTGGTTTTAAAATAGCGTCTTTATTTGGATAAGCACTTACTAAAGCTTCTAATGCCTCTTCAAAATCTGCTTTTTCGCCCGGGCGGGTGCGACTAAAGATTTCGCCCCCGTCAGCAAATTTAGCTACCACTTTGCCGTCATCCGAAATACTAAAATGCTTACCGAAGAATGCCTGTACGACATCAGACGGAATATTCAAGTGTTCTTGAGCGTATTTAGACCGAGCAAACGAACCACCGATTAATTCAGCGTGTAACTGCTGTTGCAGTTTTTCGGCTTGAGCGGTTGCCACAGCTAATTTCTCATCGTAACCTTTGATGATTTCCGCTTTGACTTTTTCCGCATCACCGGCATCAATCAGCTTTTTAGCATCTAAATTGGCAACCGTCTTTAATGCCTCGAGTGCAGCTTTCGGATCGTCAATCCCTGAGAATGCTTTTAAGTCGGCTTCCGCTTTCTCTTTAGCTTCTCGATGTTGCTTTGCCTCAGCGTTCAGTTGTGTGATTTTCTGTGTCGCCTTTAGTGCATCGAACGGAATTTCCTTTCCGTCATCGTGAATATACACAGGCATACCATTTTCAACTACTACATGTCCGTTTTCGTCTAATTTTAATTTCATTTGAGCTTCCTCTCATTGCTGGTGGGCTTCCGCCCGATAATAAAAAACCGCCTGTGATGGCTCACAAACGGTCAGTTTGGGGTAAAAAATTGCGATAAAAAAGCCTAGCGTTTTAGGCTAGGCTTGTAGATATTCCAATGCTGATTTGTATTTTTCTGCTCGTTTAAGATCCTTTTCAGTGATCTTGGGCAATCGCTCAAGGCAAAGATTATGAGTCAAATCAGCTAACTTAACCACCTTAGCAATAGGATTTGATTTTACTCTATCCAAGTAGCAAAAATAACTTTCGCCTTGCTTTTTAGTAATAGCCTCAACTGCATCAGCAATAACATCGCCAAATATATGACGAATATCATTAATTGAACACTGAGTATCTTCTACACTGTCGTGCAACCAAGCTACTGCTTCTGTCTCTTCATTTTTTGTGCTAATGTTTTCTGCAACAAAAGCAAGATGCTCAATGTATGGCTTTCCAGCTTTATCTGTTTGTCCATAATGCAGTTGGCGAGCGAATTGTTCAGCTTGACACATTTAATGTACCTTGATAAATCGGATTGCTTCCTTTTCTGAAATTTCCTCGTAAGCGTCAAATCCGCTTATCAAGATCTTGTCTGCCCAAAATGGGCCGAACTTATTATCCCAATCTTCTTGTTCAGGCTCATAAACCGAGAAACTAAGTAGATTGTCAGGCATACCACGAATAAGTTTTTGCTGTTCATTGCCAACTTGAGCTAAATAATACTGATACATTATTTTTTCTCCTTGATTAAATCAATGTTCTTTGGCTCTTTTAGATTAGCACTTAACTTCTGCATTTCAAGTAAAATTTCTGATTTTTTTGCAAGAGGTATATTCAGATCTCTGAATTTTTCATAGAGCTCGTGCAATTTACCGTTTTTCAACTCAAAACTTTGTTTTGTATGATATTGCAATTCAAAAATTATATTATTCTTTTCAATAAAAGTGCTCACAAACGTATTAATGCCCTTATAAGCATTATTTGATTTCCAAGTGTTTTTAACAATGATCGTAGAATAACCTTGTTTCTCCAAGTCTTTTTGCATTTTTTGGTATTGCTCAACAAAACGCTGTTCATCTAAGATTGCAGTGTAGCGAATAACATCTCGAATACTTGCTATCGCTTGCTCTTTTGACACTCCGGCCATTATTTCCGTATCAATTTTTCGCTGCAAAGATGATAGTGATTTCAAGCGAAAATCTAAGCCGGCAGGCTCGCCCCCAGATGCTGTAATAATTGATACTACATCACGAGTAATCATAGGCTCAACTGCAACAGCCTTTTTACGGACAAGTTCCACACTATCCATTTTATCTACCGAAGAACTATTTTTTAATGAATATAGCTCTTTTAGTGTCAATGGTCTAGCACTTTGATCTAACATATCGCTAAACGTTATCACTCCCCGCCGCCACAAATCCGCCTTGCCTTTGCCTAGCGCTTTATCTTGCTCTTCCGGTGTTTTGCTACTGAGCCACTCTTCATAGTTTGTCTTCTCCGACACTTGCCCGTCTGCACTCGCCCTAGTGCTTTTCGGCATTTCTTTCACATCATCAAAGCCTAACTCTTTCCAGTCTTTCATCACCAGTTGCAGAATCGAACGACAGCGAGGGTGAAGTGGTGGGCGTTGATACGGCAAACTGTGTCCGATAGGCTTGTAATCAGTGTCCCACATCTTACCGTCTCGCACTTGACAAACAGTACTGGTGCGGGTATCGAGCGTTGATAAGTGCATCTCACCCTTAATTAAATCAAGATTTTCATCTCGCAATGCCTTGTGAGCATCGTCCGCCACTTTTGCCACAGCAGTAATGACAAGTGTATCAGCGTGCCGTCTGGATATACCAAATAATTCAGCCGTAGCTTTGGCAATCTCAGGCGTTTGCCTACCCTCTAACAAGCCTTGCCGAATGGTGCTTTCAAATTTAAACGAAAGCTCTGATCCTTGCTTTTCAAACCAACTTTCAAGCGGCATTCCGGCAATAATAGTCGCTTGTTGCGTAGCTTTACGTTGATATGACGGCACTTGATTGAAAAAATCATAGCCGATTTCATCATTGTAAAGCTCAGTCAGTGCCTGTTTTTCAACCGCAAAAAAACCGCTTAATTCAGGCTGAATGTAAGCGGTCGTTTCTTGGTAATTTTTTGCAATTTCTGCTTTGAGTTCTTTGAGCAGTTTATCCAACTCTCTTTTCGGTAAGGCATCTATCCCGGCTGCATTAATTCGGTTTAATAATGCCTTTTGCGTTTTTGTGAGTCGTTGCCAAACTTGATTTCGTAAATGAGCATCAAAACGGAACTGCAATATTTTACGATCTGTTAATGCGTGAGCGATCCGTTTAGCTAGCGGCGTTTTCACTTTGGTTCGAATTGAATGGATTTGTAAAGTCATCGCTTAAACCTTCCGCTTGTAACCTTGCTTGTTCGTCTTCCCATTTTGCACTATCTGACAATAAACCTCGTCTTTTAGCTTCTTCAAACGTAGAGTGATTTGAAATGACACCGGCATTGCGTAGCTGAATAATGGTTGCCATTGACGCATTTGGATCTAAATCATTGTCGATATTGCCTGAAATTTGCGAAGTCCCAACTTCATCAACGCCGATACCTAGCCAATGCCCAATGTACTCAAAAGCCAAATCGAGAGCATCTTCAAATTTGTTAGCATAATGTCTAAGCTGTGAGATCTCTTTACCTGCTTCATCTTTAGCCTGACTATCCGTCATTGCTAATGCTGTTTTAGTTAGCAGTTTCGCACCGGCAGTTTTCATTTGGTCTTCTAGTTCTTTCAGACTGGTTAAACCGGCATTAATAGACGAACCTGAATGCTCAATAAACTGCATTGTACTGTCTTTCGGCAGAGATATTGCACTTGAGCCGATTTCAAGGGATTTTATTTGAGTATCAGAGAAAATAGCTAATAGCGGTACACGAGCAATATTCAAAATATTGTCTTGATCTGACTGACTTTGCCAGTGCTTAATATTTAAATAAGCCAGCTCCATTAAAGGCGGCTCACCCATTCCCCAAACATCAATCGGTTTAGTGATAAATGGAACAATAGGCACAAATGCAAGCGGTGTATTTTGAGCTTTGATTTGCATATCAGCAACCAGTGATAAGCCACCCTCATCGTTCTTATATTTTCGGACACGTCCGATTTCATAAACATAAATGTAGTTCACCTGTTTAGAAGCAAACTCGCCATCATCTTCTGTAACTGTCTCTTTATAACGAAATTGGGTAAAAGCAGTTTTACCGTTGATTTTGGCTGTTTTAAAGCCCAGCACTTGTTGCGGCTTAATATGCACCAAATACGGACGTGCATTTTGAGCTTTTTCTTCTGCAAGACTGCGGGCATTCTCTACCCTCACAAAATCCACCAAGCAATAAGATACGCCATAAGCCAATGCAGCATAAAACCAACGAGAAGCGAATACATCAAGATTGTTACCCTCTAAATCAATATCATCAAACAATGGTTCGATTTGTTTATGCACATCCTCTACGTTGATCGGATTAAAAAACACTCTCCCCAACATCTGCGAAAGCGTTTCCCTCAATGCCGGATAAAGCGTAGAACGATTTAATCGGTTTTTATATCCATCTTCCTCTTCCATTTTCATTTTATAGAGGTAGGTTTGACCCGCTTGTCGCATTTTTTGTGTGCCACCGAGTAAATCATCGATGATTTTTGTTTTTGCTTTTAATGCCGCAAAATCGGCTGAGATGGAGTTAGGCATTGTTACCTCATTTTAATAAACCTTTAATGCACATTGCTTCGCCTCGCCTCTTGCCTGAATAAGAGGATTTAAGGCATAACGAATGGCATCAATATAGTGGTTATGAGCGTCAATAATGATAGGCAGTACATCACCACTTAATCTGTCCGTTTTGTAACTATAAAGGCGAAATTCTTTCAATACCTCTGTACAACTTGGATGAATATATACTTTACGATAAGATTTTATATGCTCAACCCCATCTTCGACTGAGCCTTTCCACTTTGGAACAGGTTGAATATAAGGCAATCCATGTCGTTTTAAATAACTGATGGATTCTGGGCGAGCAGAATCTGCTCTAACAGTATAATTACTCAAATCAGGCAAAGCATTTGCTAAATAAGCAGCGGTCTCATCGAGCTCTAGTCTTACTTTCCCTGCTTCACGCTCGATATATAAGTCATCATCGAACACCCAACATTTCACACAGGCTGTTGGGTCATTGGCAAAACCAAAGTCCAGCCCGTAATAAGGACCGTTAAAATCAGGGTTAGGCTTAAATTCTAATTCTTGGTATTTATCTCTAAAGATTTGAGCATCAGAGGATTCTAAGTAGTCCCCC